CTGGTAAACAAAATGGATATCGTAACATGATTGGAGACTTCGAAGACATGACTCGTCCTCATGACTCCTCTGACCCTATCCCTTCATTCACTCTGAACTTGCCTTTGCCCTTCTTCTTCGCTCGTGATAGTGGTGTTGCTCTTCCTACTGCTGCTTTACCCTATAACGAAATGCGAATTAACTACTCTTTCCGTAACTGGAATGATCTGTTGATTTTGGACAATATTTCTCCTCCCTCATCTTCAGTCTGCCCTTCCACTGTTCCTACTTTGACTGATATTGGAGGTACCGCTCCTCAGTTGAGCAACGTCCAGACCTGGGCTAACTATGCTATCGTATCTAACGATGAACGTAAGCGTATGGCTTGTGCTCCTCGTAATATCCTGATCGAACAAGTCCAGACTGCCCCCATCCAGAACTATCAACCTGGAACTGGAGGTAACGCCTTCCCTCAATTTGATTTGCGTTTCTCTCACGCTATCAAGGTGTTGTTCTTTGCTGTTCGTAACACTACTGTGGCCTCTGAATGGTCTAACTACACTGCCGCTACTCCTATCCCTGAAGCTAAGGTTGTTAACTTTAACCCTTCAGGTTCAGTTGATCCTATTGCTACCACTACTCTTACTTATGAGAACACTGCTCGTCTACAAAATATGGGCTCTGACTACTTCTCTTTGGTTGAGCCTTGGTATCACGCTCCAGTTATTCCTTGCGACACCGGTTATCACATGTATTCCTACTCTCTAGACTTTATCTGTCTAGACCCTAAGGGATCTACTAACTACGGTAAATTGACCAACGTTAGTATCACCCCTGTCGCCTCTTCGGGAGCTATCAACGCTGCTAACGGTACAGGCTCGGCTGGTTCTGGAGCTAGTTTCGTTAACACTTTCCGATTCGTCACGACCGTAGTTAATAATAATATTATACGCGTCTCAGGCGGGGCATTGGGTTTTCCTGTTTTATAACAAGTTTTTTTGTATTTCCGGGGGTGCAAGCCCGTCAAAGATGTTTTTATTACTACAAAAGTAATAAAAACAATGACTTTTTCTACTTTTTCTACTTTTTCTTGACTGTGTTTTTGTCTTTTTCGGGTTTGATCTTATTATTTTTACCTTTGTCCTCGACTGTGTCCTTAACGGTGTCCTTAACGGTGTCCTTAACGGTGTCCTTAACGGTGTCCTTATCTTTTCCCTTACCTTTGTCATCGCCCTTTTTCTTGGTTTCTTCAAGTTTGACCTTGTTGTCCTTGTCCTGACCTTTTTCCTCCTCGAGTTTGACCTTAATGTCCTTAGTATCACTAATAACTTCGTAAGAACCATCGGTATTAAAGAAATGAATTTCCTTTAGAGCCTTCTTATTATAAATCCATATTTCGGCATTAAAGCCGTCCTGGACAACTTGTTGCATCTTAGCAATATTTTGGTCTTTGCATTTTTCATATGTATAGTCTGACTTGACTTCAATAATTTTATTCTGAGTTGGAATATAGATATCGGGATAGTACTTGTGGGTTTTTTCCTCAAAAGTGTAAGTAAATGCAGGTATTTCTTCGTCTTCTCCAGCCAGTATATCTTTGGCAGGAACTTGATGTTCATTTATAAGATCATCTAGACAATGGTCTTCATAGCCCAAAACCTGCCAAGAAAAACCACCATCTGCAGAGACATAAGTTTTTGTTTTAAAAGAACTCTTAATCATCTTGTGAAATAGTACAGGGGAATGCATCGGATGTTCTACCCCGTATTTTTCCATCATTACAGCCTTGATCTTTTTCTTGCCTTCTTCTGATGTTACAAACCAAGGTGAACCATACTTCTTCATCATCAGCTGGTTATAATGTTCGACAAATGTTGGGCTAAGGAAAGGCCGTTTTGCCCCATATTTTCCAGTAAAGACTATATCAATCTTGTCTTGTATCTGTTTGGACTGTAAAGGGAATTCAACCCCATATTTCTCTTTATGGGTTTTTCTGATTCTGGCATAGACTTCCTCCCTGGTAAAAGCCCATTTAACTCCATAACGTTCTAAGCAAGTCTGTTCAGCCTTTTGTTTTATTTCGGGATTTTGCATAGGATATTCCACCCCATGTCGTTCCATATTACTTTCCCTAATCCATTGCTGTATTATCTTTGAACCAAACGGGTTATCGGCACCATAGCGTTCCTGATTAGTGACTTTGCGATATAAATCGGCACAGACTGTACAGCCACGTCCTCGTCGAACCGCAGAAAGTGTGATCAAAATAACTTCACCACATTCTTTATGTCGACAAGACATCGGTTGTTTATTCGATGTATACGAGCCGATATCCAGGGGTTCAAAGCCGGCTTGTCGAAATTCAGCCAGTACATCGTCTTTACTTTTACGATTAGAAATATTTAGACATTTAGAGCATTTACTGTCTTTATTTTTGCGTAGAAAATTAGCTGAACCGATTGTGGTTTCATTTCCACAGGAACAAATAAAGGTGACAGTGCTACTATTGTTTTCATCTGTTACGGGTTGGATTGCTGTTATAGAATAGCCAAGATCTTTAGCTAGTTGATAATATCCTTCGTAGCGAGTACAGTCGCTACAGAGGTTAGGAATTTTGCCTCGTTTGAAAGCGGAAATTTTATTGACGAAAGCAGTATTACGAATTTCAGTTAGATGACCAGCCGAACACTGGTATTGAATTGTTGAGTAACGTTTACCGAAAGTTTTCAAGTTGTTATCAAGTTCATCCAGGAAAGTTTTCTGATCTGTTAATAAGGATAGTTTATTATCCTCGAGGAGAGTACGAAAATTGTTGTATTGTGTGGCCATAGGCTTGAGAGTATTTACCGAACACTCAAAATGAAATTGAAATTCAATTTCATTTGTGGGTTAAAGTAACTATAATGTCAGCTGTAAATGGAAAAACCGTAATTTGTAGTGTATGTGAGGCTAAATACGAAGACTATTATGTCAACTGGTCTTTGCCTTATCATACTGAAAAGTTGTGTAAAAGTTGCCGATTTCCGCTGGAAAATTGTGGGAGTAGTATAAGAACATTATGTAAGATTATGCAATGCTTGCGATGCTTCGATAAAAGCCTAGCTAGCCATCCCAAGTCTGAATATTACGATCGTGAAGATGAAGAGTATAACCAGGACAAAACACCTCGAGATATATTTCGAGGGTCACATCAGATATACATGTTTAAGTGTGATAAAGAGACTTGTCCACATGAGTTCAAGATTAGGACACTGAATGTGACACGAAAACAACCACAGTGGTGTTCTTATTGTGCTGGAAAAAGACTATGCGATGATTCTCGTTGTATAATATGTGAAGAATGCTCATTTCAAAGTCATCCAAAGGCTAAGTATTGGCATCCCAAAAAGAATGATTGTGTAACACCCAGGGATGTATTTTTATGTTCTCGTCACAAGTATTGTTTTAAATGTGATGTATGTTGCCATGATTTTGATATGATATTAGGAAGTATTACTTATCATGAACAGTGGTGTCCGTATTGTGCTGGGAAAAAACGATGTAAAAATCCTCATTGTGTATTCTGTAAGAAACGGTCTTTTCAAAGTCATCCCACAGCTAAGTATTGGCATCCTACAGAAAACGGCAATATAACACCAAGAGATGTAGCATCCGGTTCTAATCGGAAGTATTCATTCAGGTGCGAAAATGGTCATGACTTCAAAACAGCAATAAGCTACATCACAAGTAAATCAAAACCAAGTTGGTGTCCACTCTGTAAAAATAAAACAGAAACCAAGGTACTAACATGGCTTCAAGAAAATAAATACAATGTTAGTCGACAACACAAGTTCGACTGGTGCATGAACCCAGAAACAGGGAGAAAATTACCATTTGACTTTTTCCTCCCTGATTACAATATTATTATTGAAGTTGATGGAATACAACATTTTGAACAAGTAAGCAACTGGCAAAGTCCGGAAGAAACGAAAGCCCGAGATCAATATAAAGAAAATTTAGCTCTAGAACATGGTATAACTGTGCTTCGATTTTTACAGAAATGCATTTACTGGGACAAATTTGATTGGCGAGAAAAACTGAAAGAATATATACGGATTTACCCTGAACCGGTGACCAAATATTTTGGATCCAATGGTCAGATGCACTTGTACGGGAAAAGACAAGAAGTTGAACAAGAGACCGAGCAGGAAACCGAACCAGAGACTGAACCAGAGACCTCTACTTCGGCATCAGCAACAGAGTGAAAAATGATCACTCCTTCCCCCGTCCCTTCACCATCACTTCGTCCATCTTATTTTTCTGTCATAGAAAAATAAAGCTAACAATAAAGACATGAACAGTACACAGACCATTCCTAAGGTTATCTATCAATCTTGGAAAACTAAACAATTACCTGCCAAGATGGCTGAAAATGTTCGCAAGGTTAAACAGCTTAATCCTGACTATCAACATGTTCTCTACGATGATGAAGACTGTAAAAGCTTCCTTTTACAACATTTCGGACAGAACTACGTCAATGCCTTTGATATCCTTGTTCCTGGAGCATTCAAATGTGACCTCTGGCGTTATGCTATGTTGTATGTCAATGGTGGTATCTACCTCGATATTGATATGGTCCCTCTGGTCCCCCTTGACCAATTGATCAGTCCTCCTGACACCTCTCAACCCGACTTTGTTAGTATAGTTGATCGGACAGTAGGTGGGATTGTCGGTATATACCAGGCATTCATAGCCTGTAAACCAGGTCATCCTATTCTATTGACCGCTTTGCAACTATCTTTTGCCAACATCGCTACTAGACGTAATGGTATTGCTGATGTACTAAGTATCACCGGTCCAGGAACCATGGCCACCGCTGTTAACCTATTTTGGCAGAGAAAAAACACCAATGAAGCAATTAACCCCGGTCGCTACGATGGAATTTTATTATACTTAAACAAAGGTGAAGCCTGTTTTGATTTACAAGGACAGAAAATTTTCACTAACAAATACGAAGGATATGGTAAAGATATATATTTCTGGAATGAGAGTTATTACAAGGATGATCCTCGTAAAAATATGAAACGAGTAATTTTTGTCAGCATTCTCGGTATAATTATAATCGCCATATTGGCAGTGATACTGAGTATAATTCTTAAGAAAAAGTTATCAAACTGTCAAAATAGTTGTAGCAGTAAATCAGTGTAATTATTGTGGTAACGCTGGCGATTTGACCTTCATCGTCACGCCAAAGATACCTCCACGACTTTTTGGTATATGCCAACTAGGGCCATACATTCGAGCCAGAAAATCTTGACCCTTGTGTGGACCTGGTAACAGGAATGGACCGAACTGGTAAATCCTCTGAATGGGGAACAGTTCATCGGGTCGTAACCATTCCTTGGAAAAACGAGAACGATTGTAGGGATCGGCATGATGAAGAAATTGTTGTCCCTGTTGGGGGACATACGGAAATACATCGATATAAATGTTATCAATTGACCTAGAAGCCAGGCGCCAAATTTTATCATTAAAATTGACACTCATTCCAACTTGTTCAAATAATGGTTTCAAACTAACCAATTTATCGAGGTCTTTCTGTTCTATACCAATGTCGATATCATTATCCCAGGGGATCAGACCTTTGTCACGTATAGCACCTAGCAAGGTACCACAGGAGATGAAATAAGGGACGTTATTTGTCGATAATATTTTATCAGCCTGTGACATAATACGATATAATTCGTTAACCTGAGGTTGGCTTAAAGTACGGGTGACATGTTTTCTAAAGTGGTAGAACAGTAGGATGGCTAGTATGATTACGATTGTTATTACAGTTATGAGAATGATTGCAATACGTTTAGACATATTTATTATAACTGGAGACAAATTGGATCAGTGTAATTTAGATACTTGTAGCGATTGGCTTGTGGTCCGAGAGGGTGGACAATCTTAATTTTCTCTCGTTTAATTTTCAGCTTCTTGCGAATATATTTAATATTTTCTTGGATATATGCTCGCTTATATTTATCGCAATGGTGTTCGAAATAGTTACCGAATGCTATTAACAATGCAAACATCACAATAGTTATATAGATAACTGGACGGAGACGAATTGTCGGTAGTAAAATAACATTACAAATATATGATAGTATTATCGCTATTGCTAAATAACGATAAAATTTAGGGGATGAACTAGCGTTGGAAATTTCTATTCTCGACAACAGAGTGGCCACGTCTTCGTCGGGTTGGCCAATACCGGCCAAGGGGGAGTTCTGTAGACCGATAGTTTGGATGCAACGAAAGACGATGAGAATACAGCAGAGAATGAGTAGGACATGTATCAATTGCATTTTATAGACTATTCCGGCCATTTTAAATGAAGAATAAAGTGATTATTCTGTTGTTTACAATACTGATTATATATGCCCTACGTTTTCAGTATGTTGAACATGCCGATTGTTATAGTTATCAACCTAGCCTGGACAATGCCTTGTTGTATACAAAGAATATGGTAAAGTGGAGGATAATATTACTAACCACAGTAATATTGATGATCGCCTTTCATTTATTTATTGGTCGAATTCCGACTGATTCGGAGTTTCTGGTTTTATTTACGATAATTTATATGGTAGTTTTTGGTTTGATCAAGTATCTAGAGCACCTCAACGTACAGTGCTATAATTTCTACCGAATGCGACGAAAACGAAGCTCGAAAAAGTGTATTAATAATGGTATTTAGACATACCCATGATTGCACCTCCACTACCGGGTTTATTAATAATGCCGAGATAATAAGCCAGAACATAGGCTGGACTAAATACAATGGCAAAAATAAGGTGTTCGATGCGTTCTGGTCCGGGAGGAACTTGCATGGCCAGCATAATAGCCCAGATGAAAAAGATAACCCAGAGGACAACGTAGACATAGACCCAGGGCTTGGCTTTCTTCATATTTTCTTTGTCGTTATATTTGAGGGCCTTGCGAAAGGCTTCATTAAAGTCATCTTGGTTGGTACAGACGTTACTGTTAGGATCGTAACCTTCTCTTAGACGGGGACGTTGCATTTGTTGCATTTGTTGCATTTTATATTAAAGAAGAATTAATTTGTTCTGCACTTAGTGCTTATGAACTTGTGCTTGCTACTCCCCTCACTCGGCTGGTGCCTCGCCTTTACTTCGTTCGGAATTCTGGAAATTCCTTATTAAAATTCTTTACTGTGCCACCATGTTCAATATAAACTTCATTTCTCGTTCGAAAATGTTTGATTAATAGACCAAAGTTGTCAACCAGGTCAATAATGATTGGTTCGTTATCTTCCCGTCGGAACACTCTGCCCAGATATTGGACAAAATATTGTTCGACATCAGAGGCTAACAACAACGAGTCGAGACGAGGATGATCAAAGCCTATACCGACCTTGCCAGATGTTCCAATAAGTATACGGCTACTTTGTAGGTAAGTTTGATTTTTACCGATCAAGCTAGTTACATCTTCTTTTTCCTCTTGCAACCGTCGAAACAAGTATTCAGCCTGTTCGACACGTTTACATAAAACTAGAAAGACACGATCAGGGAAGAATTTCAATAATCGAATAATCAGCTCATTTCGTTCTTGATTACTGCATTGATCATTTATAACCGAGTTCCAGTCTACTTTGCCCATACGATTAAGTTCGGGTTCGATTTTCAGGCCGGTGTCAACGCGATAGACTGTATGGGCACGTTTGAGTTGACGATAGATTTTGTTTTTGCCAAAGTACATCTCCAATAACATATTCAGACCATCAATACGATAGGGAGTAGCTGACAAACCGAGGACATAACGAGGAACAATATAGCGCATACATTGGGAGAGTTTTTCGGCCATAATAATGTGAGCTTCATCGATAACTAGAAACCCAATATCTTTAAAGTATTCTCGGGAATATTTTGGTATATTAGCGGCATTAGCAATATAAAAGTCAGCAAAAGGTAATTTATCGTGTTCTCGACCGGAGATAACATGGACTACGGCTTGTGGACAAAACTTGGCGATAGATGCTTTCCATTGATTAATCAAGACGATGCGATGGCAGAGAATGAGTGTTCTTAATTTGATCCGACTAGCAATATCGGTAGCTAGACAAGTTTTACCAAAGCCGGGATAACAAGCTAAAATAATCGAACCAATTTTATTGAGGTTATCTATAGCTTCAGTGCGAACAATTTTTTGTTCGGGGCGTAATTCACCGTGAAATTTTAAAGCAGTGGATGGGAAGTTTTCTCGGGTAGGTCGAGGGTATTTTTCTCCGTAAGCAAATGGAATATAAACATATTGGCCGTCAGTATCATATAAACAAATAGGGTCAGCGGAAGGTTTATATTTAGTTGCTTCGGGTTGGACCATCAATTCAGAGGAGAAAATCTTCAGTTCATTATCGGTAAGATTATCATAGTGTATTTTACGAGACATGTTAATTTAAACTAGAGTTGAGTTTAAATTTCATTTGGAGACGAAGAAGACGAAGTCGGGGGAGAAGTTGGGGACGAAGAGGACGAAGTCGGGAGAGGGGACGAAGTCGGGGTCGCCAATTGTGTACAAACGTACCATCCGGTTATTAGAAATTTCTGGAGGGTATGCTCATCCATATTTGACCAGTCAAAATCAGCAGGTTGTGTCTGCCTTTGAATAGTCATGTATAATTGTCCGACCGATTGTTCAATATCGTCAGGTAAAGAGTGAGTATCCAGCTTGTCGGCAAGGTCTCGTAAAAAGGAAGCCAAGTCGGGGGTGGAGTTTTCGTAAGGCGGAGATACGAAGTTCGAAGATAAGTTCGGAGACGCGATAGTAATTATGGAAGGAGGCATTTAGCAAGAAGGTGGCTTTTTTTAAACCAAATTTTTTTGCGAGAAAAAAAACTCTTGTCTAATAATAAAATGTCGTCAACAGGATATTACAAACGTATTTACGATACCGAAGTATCCGGACTCAGTCTGAAGGCTGGACTTACTGGAGATGATGTCCGCGCTCTAGAAATGTCAGCTGCCTTGGCCAACCCTATTCCATTTGTGGTTGGTACTGATACGAGCTTGTCTGCCCAGCAATGGATTCAAGCTGTCACCCGTTCACAAGCTATTGATGCAGGTGTTCTTGGTTCAATTTCTCTCGGACCTGATGCTACTAGTCAAGCCGCTTCCTACGTCAACTTGTTCAACCTTCGTTCTACCAACGATACCAGAATTCTCCGATTCTTCCTTTCTGACCAGGCTGCCACTAACTCGGCTACTAACGTCAGCTTACGTAACACCTCTGGAACAGCCAATAGTGTTATTATTGCTCTCGATGCTGCTGCTAACGGTGTTGCCAACGCTTCAACCCAAGTTCTTTTCACCGGTATAATTGGACCTAACTTGGTTACTGGTACTGGAGCTACTGCTGCTTGTTGTGCCGGTAAGGAAGCTGGTTCAGAACGTATTGTTACCGTCTATGCTAACAACTTGACCATCGGTAGCGAAAGTGTTACTTTCAACATTCTGGGTGCTAGCTTGTAAGAAATTGATTGCACAAGGTCAATCCGAGTCAACCCCCAATTGCACAGAGTCAATCTTCTAATTGTGGCTTAAATATTTTATATTGTTCCAAATATAAAATGTCAGTAGACTCTATCCTCCACGAATGTTATCAAGTCAAATTGTTCCTCGATCGCTGTAGTCGTCGCAACCGTGATATCTACGAAGTTTTTACCCGGGCTGGTTTTGACCTAGCTAAATCGGTAGATTCGTTATCATATTCTCAGCGTAATACACTGCTGAATTCCATTAACCAAAACGACCAACAAATTAATAGAAATTCCCGTTTTCTCAGTTACCTGAGTAACAAATTACCCGAAGAATTTCTAGCCGATAAACCATCTTATGATTTTCATAATACTTTTTTCCACATAGATCAGACTGTTCTTAATTCGATCATTTCTTGGGCTCAAAACAATATCAATTTGTCCGATTTTGAACATTGGCTTACTTTGCCAGTAAGCCAGACAATGGAAAGAAAAAGTGCTCCTGTTCCGCCTACCCATATCAATAACATTCGCAGTATCGCTGAAATTACCGATATATTGAATGGCAAGTTCTCCCCACCTGGTACGGAGAGTAAAGACTCCCCTAATTCCAGTCCACCATTACCCCGCAATCGCCATGCTGGCGTCTCAATGCGCAGAGTTAACTAGCCAGATCGATAAACTCTAACCATAGTTTAACCAGTTCATTTTCACTCTGGACTAACATTGCCCTTGTTTTCTTCATCAAATCAACAAAGATTTGATATTTAGCGTCAATAACAGTATTATCAAATTTTTTCAGACTGTTTTCAGTTAGTTTAATGATTTTACGCAGAAAAACGATAGCATTACGTTCACAATCCATGTTCGTATAGTCACGACATATCTTGTCGGTATTACTCAATATTCGTGCTCGTTGTAGTGTTGATACGGATATTCCTTTGTCGGCAAATACGAATTTGTTATAGTCAGCAAACAAGCTATTTTTTCGGAGAACATTGACCTGATCGATACTAACGTGTTTCAGCTCAACATTAATCTCAATTAGGTTGGTATCATCATTGGTTATTCCATAGTAGAGATATAGGTCAGTATGACTAGTACATTTATAGCATAATTTCAGCTCGGTACCAGCTTCTAATTTTTTGCATTGCAAATTAAACTGTTTAGACGGGGCAATTGTATCTTTGTCCTCCATTGTCTGTTCAACATAGGTAATATTATCATTAGGGTAAGAATGGTTGAATAGCTCAACAAAAGGGACGAAACCAATATTCTGCCAACAGCGACTGTAATACAGTGCAGTACAATATTTAGCCCATTCCTTAGTAGCAAATTGCGGGGAAAATAGATAGTCAAATTGTTCTTGTAGTTTATACATCATCATATACATTGACATAAATTTTTTGCCGATAGAGTCAGAAATCTGTAAAATAGCCTTGGCATCACCTTCATCAAATTTATATAATGGTAGATGCTGTAATTGTTCCTTGGTTGGCAATGTGCGAATATACGGATAATAAACAGAGGACTCACCCTTTGTAATTTCATTCATTAGCATACAACAAATTTCTACTGGATTTTCCCCTCCAATTATACATTTTTCCGGAATTTGTACGATAGTAGATAATGCCTTCTTATCGGTTGTTGTACGAATAAGACGCTCACCAGTATCAGTTTTTTCGATGACCAAATCACTATCAATATAGCCTTCGTTTTTACGAATCCAGTCGATAAGATCTTTATATATGTCTGTGCTCATTTTACAGGTAGATGGCAAGGTTTAAATTGATTTTTTGGTTTATGTGGTTAGTTATTCCAACATGTCACCTTACACAAAAATAGTTATTTTACTAACCATATGGCTAAGCCTATTTATCCCTCTGTATTGTTCAGATGAACTCAGGGCTTCTTACAGGTTCATTGCGCATTGTCAAGAGTTGGACAGGTTGTATAACCTTCCGCTGCAATCTAATCATAATTTCGATATTGTTATATATCGGAATATTCTCCTGTTAGAACAGAAATGTCATCGGCATCTCGAATTCGCCCATGCTCATATCGGCAAGCATCAACAGACAATACAAGGCTGATAAGTCCAGCTCGATGGTGATTTTGTAAATTTAGATAGTTCTTCCATGGTCATTTTGATCGGGAAGATTTGACTGTGTTTATCAATATAAAATGTCCCGGCTGGCAATTCATTTGGTCCTATTTTTATCGGCTTGGTATAAGCTGGATGACGAAAGATGACAACCGAACGTGGTTGGTGGTTGAAAATATCAACGATGTCATTCAAGGTGACTGTGCCTTTGGTTATTATGACAGGTTCATAGGGAGAGAGTTCATAGGGAGAAGGAAGTCTGGGAGTAGTCATTACTATTTATAATTAGTTTTTCAGACATAAATTTTCAATATCCGAGGTATATACACCGTTAACCACTTTTTGTTCTAGAGACAACTTTTGAAAGCCGGTTATATCAAGCATTTCACTGTCCTGTTTTGGAGTATATAAATAAATGCCTCCTTTCAGGTGCATTCTCATCTGTTCGATATCTCCAAATGTAAATATATATCGACTTATTACAATAACTGAATATAGGCCAGCTTGAGTCTTAATATAATCGACAGTTTCGTGGTGTGGACTGACTATCAAAATCTTTCGATTCTCACAATATAAATTTGTATTTAAATTTGAAGATGAATTCCAATATGCCATTTTGTTAAATTAATTTAAGCCTTTAAATTAATTTGATTTTGCGTTTTTGTAAAACAAAGGCTTGACTGACTTTCCATCGTCTTCCTTCGTTAGGCTCTTTCTTCACTTCGCTCTTTCTTCGCTTCGTTCAGTATCCACCGGCTTGACGGTACTGGTTAGCAATGGCACCGTTTTGTAGGAAGTTTTGTTGTCTCATTTGTTGGTTCATTTGGGACATAGCTCGTTCATAGGCACCAATTGAGCAACCTTGGTATTCGACGTTAGCACCCCATTGAAGACCAAAGTTACCACTCAACTTGTTACGACTGGCATCGAACTTATCTCGGCCAATAGCGTTACGGTAATCAGCTTCACTACCGTAGATATTACCCTGAATACCTTGAGCACCCAGAGTGACATAATTCATATACTTGGGTCGTTGAGCGTTCTCAACCATGACACGATCTTCAGCGCTATTACAGCCTGGAGTCTTGGTATAAAACGAATCGGGACAGACTTCACGTCCTTCCGAGTCTAATCCGTTCCAAGGTATACAAACCATATTGGTTGGATTGAAGAAGCGGTCAGAAAAAATTCTTGGCGATTCCCCTGTGTTCACTGAACAAGTTCGGACTGATTTTTCTAATGATATAGCTCCACCTGACATTTATATATATTCAATATTTATTTTTTTCGAAAAAATATGTTTATATTATTTTACATACTTATCTTTTACTTTCTGCCCAGCTCTTTCAAAATATAACCACTCGTGTAGCTCAGATTCAGCAATAAGCGTAGCAGTAGGTCGAGACGCTTCTTCCAACAATCTCTGCAAGTACTCTAGCCAGTCCTCCAGGGATCGACTAGCCCAGGTACGATCTACTATTATAACTACAGCTTTACTTGCTACTGCAATTTCAATCTTCAATAAATCACGTTGTCGATGGGCTTCGTATCTTTGGTCATTTTTGTGAAAATGTGGAACGTATTCATCATGCTGAATTCCATAAAATTCTAGATGCAACCAATATCCCCAAAACAATAACATTAATTACAACATAGTTTCGGCCTAAATTTACAATATCTTCTTTATCATTTCTGCTCAGAAAGTATATCGCTGTTGTTCTATATGGTTCGGTAGAAATTGTTTGCAATAACGCACCAACTAGAATCGTATGGCTAATAAACACAAACAACAAATATATTTCAAGATAAGAAAAAGTTGAAACTGAATACATCCTGATTTTAAATGGATATCCATTTAAATTAAAAAAGCTTACTGACCCCTGACAAACTGTCCGCTGAAAGGTTTTCTGCCTTAGTCCACGCCTTTGCATGGGTCGCGTGGGGTGTTCACACCTGTGTGCCAGAATGATACAACTCAGCCAATTCGAGTGTATCACCAGTGTAGACAAACGGGCCTATTGTGAATGGCTTGACTCTTCCACCATCAGGAAGATTCAGTCGACCACCCAATTTGTATATTTTATTAGGTTGGACAACTTCGCGCTGAAAGTTCTGACATTGGAATGACAGATTGGAATATGGACATTGTGTCGTCCAGATTGGAGCTGGTAACTCCCCTCGACCGTTAATTACAGGTAAAGTATATTTTTTACCATTAAAGTCAAGGACTATAAAAGACACTGTTTCATCGCAAATAAAGGCTTCAATCAACTCTTGGCCTTGACGTAATGAATAGGCAACGCTCGGAGAGGCAACGCTCGGAGAGGCAACGCTCGGAGAGGCAACGCTCGGAGATACGCAGTTCGCAGGTACCCCGGGGCGTGAATCATTTTCATTGGGACGACACTGTTGCCAATAGCGGTCATATAGACGACCAGTACCTTGCCAGAGAACCAAGGGATCGACTGGGACAAGATCAGGATTCATAATCGGAAACTGTTTTAGGTCCAGAGCAGGCAAGAGTTCTGTATAGTCAACAAACTGCGTTAACGAGGTGTGAGCGAGAAAAGCGCGAAGATGACCTCTTGTTGAGTTTGGTCCAGATAATATTCTATTCAACTCATTATAAGCTCCTTCGCGGTCAAATTTATAATGACCCTTTAATTCAGGGTATTTTTCGAGCCGATCAACAAAGTTATCAAGTATTTCGTTTATAGAAGACATAGTGTTATCTGAAAGAGTGTATTGTTTTAAATTAAAAGATTTTTACATTCCATTGGGTCGGATAAGTTCTATGGTTTCTCCAGTGTAACGAAAAGGTCCAATATCGAATGGCTTGATTTTGGTAGTGGGAATATGCAGATCTCCGCCTAGTTTATAGATTGTGTTTGGCCAGACATATTGACCTCGTGAATTCAGACAGCGAAATGCTAGTCGAGTATATGGACAAACAGTTGTCCAAATTGGTGCGGGTAATTTGGCTAGACCGTCTACGACTGGTAGACTTAACCTATCGCCATTAAAATACAAGACTATTTCACGTATTGAGTCATCGCATTTAAAGGCTTCAACTAGATCTTGACCTTGTCGGATCGAGTAATCTAGATCAGGGGAGGAATACTTATCTTTACGGCAATCTTGCCAAAAACGATAATATAGACGACTATCATCCTTTCGACGACTCGACTCATTAACCGGCTGAAAAGCAGGGTTAACAATAGGGTATTCATTCCATGGAATTGAACGTGCAATATCAGTATATTCTAAATATTTTGCCAGAATAGTCGGATCATTTTTGAGCTGTAGTTCATTATAGGCTCCTTTGCGGTCAAATTTATAATGACCTTTTAATTCAGGGTATTTTTCAAGCTGAGCAACAAAATCAGTAATTATTTTATCGATAGAAGACATTTATTGGTATGGAATGCATTTTTAAATAAAAATTTAAAAAATGAACGTTGTTATTATAAAATGAGCAACGCTTATCGAGATAATGAAACAAATAAACAACTTTTAAGTAAATTGGAAGGTTGTGCCACTAGCGATGAAGCCCAGACACTAATTAACCAATACTATCCATGCTGGTTGATTACTTCAATGCCAGCATATTGTGTGGACTATCCTAGTTTAACTAAGAATTGGCAAAACCTTTGTCAACATCTAAAGACAACTCCGGCTACAATTGTGCTGGTCGAAGAAATTAAATTTGACGAGGCTCATAGCAACTTACAAAATGTCTGTGAATTTTTAACCAAGAATGGATACTGTGTTCGTCGTGTTGGCGAATTTACGGCTTGTCCAATCTGTAATAAAGCGATTCCCTGTGTTGAGATTTGGGACAGGTTAAAACAAATGCGAATGACTGTACCGCGACAATGGTCTCCTGTTTGCTCGGTTTGTAATGAATAGGTAATGAAATGGATGAGTAGGTAAAAAGTTTTTATATTTTCGAATATAAAATGGCAGAAATTAAGAGTTCTCCCCAAAAATTTTGTATCAATAACCGAGACGCAATTACATTAGATGATCTTGATCATATCGGTACTGATGTTGTCCTTATTTTTGAAAGTAAAAACTCTAAACAGGCTGAATGTTATCAAAGATCGGCATTACAAAAGTTATTTCCATCCGCAGAAGATGCCATAACAATATGGAAGTATATCGAAATTAGAAATGCCGATGGAAGTACTCGCCAAGTCGCCAATTCAACACCAGATGGAGAACGGTTACTCCGATTACCGTTTAGTGGTAAATGGATTTCCAATTATTTGATACTGGATGACGGCTTTAAAATTTATTATTTGGGTAAACCTAAACTTCTACCTATTGGTTCGAGTGCTGGTATGTCTAGACTGCATGGAGCCGAGGAAAACGTTTACAAGTTATATCCAGGTGATTTAGCTGACTATGATTTGCAAGATTTTTATAATGCAGAAAACATGCAGGCCGAAATTAAGATGAAGGAAGAGAAGGAAAGTGAGACTGAAAAGAGGGAAAAGAAGTTACAACAATATTATAGTAATTATAGTGAAAATGTAATGAGGATACTTAATTCAGACCAGACACATCAACTGGAAAAGTTATTGCAAACTGGTGATATTGAGGCAGTAATGAAAGTATTACGAGGGATGAAGAAAAAGGAGAGAAGACTAATGGTTACTATTTTAATTACAAAATTAGTAGAGGAGAACAGGTTGGAAAATATATCAACTCTAGCGGAGTTTCCTTTCGAGTGGTTTTCTCCACTATTCAAAAGTGCAGAAAAAGGGAATGTTAAAGCCTTAAAATTATTATGTCAACTTGCCGATGAACAGAACGCTAATATACTTGACAGCGAAGCCTATAGTTTAGTATCAGGTTTTGCCCCCGACGATAGTAAGTTTCATTCCATGCTGGTTAATATTCTGTTAGTATCACAAGAGAATATTAAGCCTTATTTGAAGGCATTATTGAAATGTGGCGCTAATGTAAATTTGATCCTCAATACAGTTGTAATAACATTGGACAGAAATATTGAGTCGACCGACACACAATTGTTACGAGATTACTTGGCGTTAATACGCTGGTGTATTGTTGATAAAAAGGCTATTCCTAATCCCAATGTTGTCAATAAAAATCGAAAAGTAATAGGGTATATACTAACTAATATTTCGAAAGACGATGATGAGTTACTGGAATATATAAATCAACATTTGAATGATGGACCTGAACAAGACGATGATGAGTATGTATATGAACAAGAGGATGCGAGAATGCCTACTACTCGCAGAGAAGAGTATGAAGAAATGTTAGCGAGAACTGAACGTGACGATAGTGGAAACGATTTTGACAACTCTAATTATAGATACAGTCAGGAGTTTAGAGATATGGTTTCTGATAGGCGTAGTTCGAATTATCAAGAGATACTAGAACACGGTATTCTCGAAGTAATAAATAGAGCAATTGAAGATGATGATAAAGAAATGTTAAAATTTTTACAAAAGCCCAGAATGTTATACAGATATACAGATTCTGGGTTAAATGGTAAATATAGTCCGTTGTACATACTTTTTCATACTGAGTCAGTTCAGACATTCAAGCAATTTGTCGATGCCGGAGCAACACTAGACCACGAACAAAATTTTATATGGGATGTGTTGGATACACTGACTGAACGACAAATTGATATGTTAATATACTATATGACCAATGTCATTATGATCGGAGAACAACAACGTGGTATTAAGTTAGCTACAAACGAATTGCAAACCATTATTGAAAAATGTCCAGATATACGAATTCTACAGGCAATACTAGACTCTCCACATCATAATAGAAGAGGGAAAGAAATATTACTATTTGCCATAAAATACAAGTGCCAGAGCTATATAGATTATCTTGTCAATGAAATACATATAAATATAGATCGTGAATTGTTACAATATGCTATCGAACAAAACATCGCTATAAAATTGCTGATTGAACAATACGAATTACCTGTTACTGTTGAAGATATAGAATTGGCATTAGATTATATTAGGCATGACCCATCCGTATTTGATTATCTTGTTAGTAAGGTTAATGGATTTTCTCTGCAAGAGAAACATCTAATAAAAGCTATCGAAAATACAAATATCAACCTAGTAAATCATATCGTAACTATATATAATCTAGACATTACAGATAATGTGATTGAAGCTGTTATCGCAACTAATTTTTTACGTGCAGATTGGGGTAATAGAATCAAAAACCGTTTGCGCGAACGGGGACTCATTTAATATTCACTGCACGTATGTATTATGCCAGCGATCCAGTAGGCCAATCGCTCCAAAATTACCTAAATGGTTAGTATGGTGTCGATCATGCATATTGTTATAGCCGGGAATCTTATAGCCTCCATGGGCTAAAACTGTGGCATTAAACAAAACGAAAAAATGCCACAGACGAGCAGTCGCAAAATTAAAGTTAGCAAAATGAGCCGATATGATGATTGGTAAAACGTTGGTTAAAATGTGTTCAATTGGATGGGCATATGTGGCTGAAATTCCCATCGGAAAATTCCAACTATGATGTAGGTAGTGAATATATTTATACAAAAAGGAAAAGTGAAGTAGCCTATGCAGATAGTAGAACAAAAATTCAAAACACAAAATCGCTAAAGGAAAGCGGTATAGATTAGCATACTGGTAAATGCTACCTTGCTCGGGAAAGTTTCCCCATAGGTAGAAGAAAGGTATTGTGATAAATAACTGGTTGAATAAAACTAGTTTGACAATATTAAAGACAGAAGTAGGCCGAACATAAGGATTTTTCTTAAAAGTAGACCAGCTATCCCGTTTATACAGGTAATAGTCGAATCCGGCCGTTAAGTAGGCAAATCCCCATAGGAAAATAAAGTGGTCGATGGTGTGAGTAACGAATTGATTGTAGATGAACATGGTTAACCAGATGTCATTGAGGTGAAATTATTTCATTTTGGAAATAATTTATGCATGTGAACGATACAATAACGAAGCTGTGAACGAAGGCAGAAAACCTTTCATCGAACACTTTCCTAGAATGATGGAAAAATTTTTAGCGGGTGTAAATGTTGTCTTGGGGGATGTCTCAACGAGGTGTAACGATACAATATAGAAGGCGTGGACCAAGGCATAAAACCTTTCATTGAGCACTTTTCTAGGATAATATAAGGAAAAATTTTGATGGGTGTAAATGTTATCTTAACGAGGTGTAACGATACAATAACGAACCTGTGAAAGAAGGCAGAAAACCTTTCATTGAGCACTTTTCTAGGATGATATAAGGAAAAATTTTTGCATAGGTCACCAACGGGTTCACACGGGGTTCACACTCATACATAACCAATGATATCTGTGGTGGCACAGACGGTCTTATGATGATCCAACATGCTTTGGCAAGGCATAACACTGCCACAGTCAACACATTCATATTTATCGTTCAGCTCGTAAGGATCGATTTCCAGGATAGGAGTGTCGGCTTTATCATAGTTATCGTAAAACAGAAAGATTGTACTTAAATTGTAGGTTGGTTCTGTTTTTTGAAAATGCTTAACCCATTTGATGAGAACTTCTTCCTTTTTACCAGGAGGAAGTTTAACTGTCTTACCTGAACGATCTTTATAGTTATCTGGGTTATATCGAATGAATATAATGGGGATTCCTCCTCCATCTTGATAGATGTTTTTTGTACGGGCAATTTCGCATTGGGGAGTATAGTTGTCGCTACCATGGCGATGTTGGTTCTCGTCTACTTCGATAATTATCCAATGAGTCTTACAATCATAGACAACATCAGGTCGATGGTTAGAACAGGCTGGGTCATCGGTTATTCTTTTATCGAGTTGGTCAGGTTGACCACATTCGGCGGTTAGTATATTGATAACACGTTGCTGTTTTTCTTTGCTGTATTTTTTATATTGGGCAAAGCCTTTATCCATATTACAGAAGCTTAGACAGAGGCCTTCGTCGTTAACGACGTCGATTCGACAGCATTTAGAACATTTTCGTTCAACCAGACAGATATCATTATCATCTTTATGAGTTTCGCAATGAATTGGCTGTTTTCTACCGAACATGGCATAATCATTGCAGGTTTGTTTCATACATTTTCTGTTTGAACGGTAGATCATTCCGTCTTCTTTATGTTGGGAACACCGGCTTGGTTGGTTACAGGGAAAACCATAAGATGCAAGAGTCGAACAATTTTCACATCGTTTGTGTTTTATATTAATCATACCTGCTAAAGCATGTTCTTTACAATACAGAGCAACCTTTTGATCAGGATGGTTGTATATAGGTTGTTTGATATGGCATATAATACATTTTCTATTTGCTACATCGACCATATCAGGTTCTTTACAGTCTTTACAATATAATCCCGCTTTTTTCCCGGGATGGTTGTATTTAGGCCGTTTGATGTGGCATATAATACATTTCTTACTTACTACATCAACCATGTCAGGTTCTTTACAGTCTTTACAATACAATCCCGTTGTTTGACCAGGATGGTTGTATGAAGGTTGTTTAATATGGCATATAATACATTTCTTACTTACTACATCAATCATATTTGGATCGGCATGTTTCTTGCATCTAATTCCATTTTTCTGTTCAGGCAAGTTGAAAATAGCACCAATTCCACAAACAGTACATACATTCCTTTTGCCAACTCTTCTCTTTTCAGCACAAGATTGGCACGTTGAATGATCCTTGTTTTTATAGAAAAAGTTTTCGGAAGGTAATTGTCTCTTGCATTTGCAACATTTCTTCGTCGTCATTTTGGTTTAATAGAAATGACGACGTTTTTAAATCATTTTAACTTTTCCGTAAATTCTTGTTCGTCGTCATTTCCGTTTTATCAAAATGACGACGAAGAAATGTTGCGTGATATTCATAAGTGTCTCACAAACTACTCAATTGGAGTCGTCATTTTGGATATTTAGAAATGACGACTCCGGCACTCCGACCCCAACACTACCCCGACTCCTACCCCATATCCCACTCCAACTCCAACTCCTACCAACCCCCGCCCCACATCCTCAACTCCGTCCGATCTAAAAATCTCTTTAAAACTAATTATGTTTTCTCTGTAATAAATGTCTGTTATAAGTTCAAAAAATAATATTAGTAAGAGCTTGACCAAACAGAAAGAGTTAACCAATATAACCAAGAAAGTCGCCACAGAGTTGAAAGACCTCACTCCCGGCATGCCAGTATCCGATCTGACTGAAAATGTAGCCAATAAGTTACATGGCATGTTGTTGTATATGAAAGATGAGCAGAAATTCAATGCCGATTATATTCATATTGGACAAGCCCTACAGAAACTCGATATTTCCAAGAAAGAACGGTCTCTGCTAAATGTGATGTATCGACAAATGGGTGCGATGGCTTTCGAACTACAAACATCGATGGAACAACATAAACAACAAGTCGCTGTTTTGGAAAAACAGTTAGAAATTGCTAAAGCTGGTGCAGAAATACAAACTGCAGTACGGGGTCAGCAAGAACAAAAAACATTGCAAATAATTGAGACAAGAAAGTCTTGGCTAGCCAAAGAGAAACTGGCTTTGTTTATCTCCCCGACAATAGCTGGAGTTAGTAGTTGGGGAGCATATAAAATCACTTCATTGGCTGGATTGTTGAGTTCGACTGTATCAGTCACGGCCGATTGGTTGTCTCATCCATTCGGCTATTGTCAAGATGTTACAGAAAAAGTTTTGAAAACAAGTTGGTTAGGGCCTTATGAAGAAGAAGTTAAAATTAGACCCAGTAATCTGGTCTGTTCAACTTTGGATGGTATATCTTCAGGTTTGGGTGGTTTGGCTGACTCGGTGGAGTATATGCGTTGGGGAGCTACAGCGCTTATATTTGTTGTGGTTTGTGTCGTAGTATACATGTTGTACACTTGGATCAATGGAAAATGGTTCAAAGATAATGCCAAGGTAGAAATGTTTTTTCGAACCAGGAAAAGACGGGGCTCACCTAAGAGTTTGCGTAAGGGCGTTCGCAAGGGTGCTCGGAGAACCTCGCCTAAAGGTTCACGTAAAGGCTCTCGTAAAGGTGTTCGCAAGGGCTCTCGCAAAGCCAAACCTAAAGCTCGTAAAGGCTCACGCAAGGGCTCTCGTAAAGTCAAACCTAAAACTCGTAAAGGCTCGCGCAAGGGCTCGCGTAAAGGCTCGCGCAAGGGCTCGCGCAAGGGCGCTCGTAAGAACTCGCGTAAATCAAGGTGATAAGCAAATTGAAATTTTATATTCCTTGCAAAGGAATATAAACACATGCACTGGTTTATTGATCTTGTTTTTTATTTGCCACTAATGGCATTACTATCAGTAGTAACATATAACATTTTTGATGTTATAGAGAGTATGACTAGGACTTCACCATTGGAAGTATTAGTAATTCGACTGGCAGTATTGGTTTATGCTTATGTTGTCGTTGCATCGGCGATAAAGGTGTTCTGAGGTTCAACTTTATAAATTAAACATTAATTTATAATGGATAAAAGATGAGTTTAGAGATGCGAAGCTTGAAGGCGATCGAGGAAGAAATGCGAAGCTTGAAGGCAAGCGAAGAAGAAATGCGAAGCTTGAAAGCGAGCGAAGATGAGCGGAGTTCAGAGGTGACTAGAAAAAATATTATAAAACAGCTTATACACAAGATGAAAAATAACGACAAGATTTCTGAAGCTATAAACTCGTTCATTTTTCGGAATGTCAGTATTGAACTGGCTCATAAAGCTAAAAATGAAATGTACAATACTCTAGCAGAAACAGTCTTAGAATCTTTGCAATCATTAACCCACGTCAATTGCAATATAAGTTAACATTAAGGGGTAACTACATTTGTCTGTTCTTCAATCAGGTTCGGTTCTTTTTCTTTGATTTTTGAAAGACGGGAATCAATCTTTTGGATCAGTACATCAATATTGCAACAGAATAGGGTATCATCGCTATAGGTATACTTTAGATTAGCCAAGCCGTTCTTTGCTAGCATTAGATCGGTTATAATACTTTTACAGGCCATTTTGTTGTTGTGCATATAGAAACTTTCTAGAATTTGAAATGAACGGGTGATGACGTCTCGAACAAATAGATAACATTTGTTCCGGTTGTCAGGGTAAATAAGGGTGCGACAAATTTTGGTCATGATGGTGTTGGATTGTCTGGTTAAGTGTCGAACGTCTATTTTTTCATCCTTTTGGATGAAGCCAATAAATTTGAGGCGAGAGATGATTTCATCGTTGCCTTCCAAAGCAGTTTCACATTTACTGCTGTCAATAAAAATATCTTTAAAGTGGTTGAGACCAACTGCAGCTAGAGCGTTCATTTATTATGAGATTTTTACTTTAAAATGAAAAATATTTCCAGCTTGCTTTTAATTTGCAAATGAGTCAAATTAAATTTATAGACGAAGAATGGTCTTGGAAGAACATGACTTTACAACAATTCGTTCAAGAAGGCAATGTTCCCTCATCCTGGCAAGATTTTTTTAATCGCCCCGATATTCAGGCTTTAATCAAAGAGATTTCTGAATACCTCCAAAAGGAAGAAGGAGTTATCTATCCAGTTATAAACAAAGTTTTTCGAGCCTTTACACTGCCTTTATCTGAAATTAAAGTTGTCATTCTGGGTCAAGATCCTTATCATAATGGAAATGCCGTTGGTTTGTGTTTTTCTGTACCAAATGGTCAGAAAATCAATCCTTCATTGCAGAATATCTTTACTGAATTGAAGGATGAAGGTTATAGTCCAGAATTAACGGGGGATATTAGCTATTGGCATAAACAAGGTTGTCTAATGCTTAATACTGCATTGACAGTGTTACGAGGTTGTGCTGATAGTCATACGACTATTTGGAATAAGTTTACACATAAGGTGATTGAAGAGGTCGCCAATAAGACGAAGAATGTTGCCTGGTTGTTGATGGGAGCCAAAGCATTAGAATTTAAGAAGTATGCCAATCCTATTTTCGGCCATCAAGTCTTCGCGACTAGTCATCCTAGTCCTTTTTCTGCCTACAAATCATTTCAAAACATTCCGGCCTTTATTGGTTCGGGAATATTCAAGAAAATAAATACTTTCTTGACGGAGAAGGAAGGCTCGAAGAGTCAGAAACAGGCTATAAAATGGTGAGTTAATCTCTTCGACGACGTAGAGGAGAGGGGTGACGACGTAGAGGAGAGGGGCGACGTCGGGGTGATTTGAAGGCGAATGAACCAAAGGTTTTTTTGAGCCATGTTTTATCTTTTTCAGCAATTCGAGCTAAAGATGGGTTACGATTTTTATTCCAGACGTATAATGTGTTAATTTTGGCCATAGTGGATTTATAGCCGATATGAGGGCTGTGAACCCCGCGTTTGAGAGCTTCATGACGTTGGTGATCAGTACCACGTAGACTATAGCCTAAACGAGTTAGTGAACCCGGATGAGTAGTTTGGATCACTACTTTTGGACGACGGATTGATGGCATTGTTTTTATTATTCCCAAGAGGGAATAATAAGGTTGTTTATTCGGTAATCCAAGCATGACAGAGAGCATCATCAACGTCATAGCGAAAGGTTTCATCTCGTTCTAATAAGCTAGAGACAAAGTCTTGTAGATCTTCTGACCAAGTTGTTGGTAAAGTTATATTTTTACCAAGTACCTCCCGAGCATTATCAAAGATGAATTCACCAGTTAAGCTGACGTAAATAGTTATTCCCAGACTCCATAGATCTGTTTTCGAGCTCAAAATACGGCATTTTAGTTGTTCAGGGCTAGCATACTCTACAGTATGTCGCTGTTCAAAATCGATAATTCCAACCTGTTGATAGGTCTTGTCGTAAATAATATTGTCAGGCTTGATGTCACAGTGAATTATTCTACGAGAGTGTATTTGCTTTAGAATTTTGAGCAGAGAAATAACAATAGGTTTAATGCCTTGTTCATTGAAGGTACCAAATTTAGTGATATAGTCCGTCAGTGCTAATCCAGGCAGTCTGGATATGATTAGAAAATCGCAATCATTATCAGAGTGTTCTGCCAACATCTTGGGAATACCACCTACGCCTTGTAACAATCGTAAATTGCAAGATTCGTTACTGGAGAGGTCTTTATGGTTAGGACTTTGGTAGACCTTGACTAGCCAGTTCAATTCGACTTTATCGACGGTGATGGTAAAGATGTTTTTGTGTAGTCGTTGTAGGGACCATTCCATATTCAAAACATTATTAACCTCGTTTAAATTCTCTTTGTAGATTGAAATCATCTTTGCCGATAGTGTTGACACCTTTAAATTTTCAATTTGTCCCCTCAGGCTCTTGTCTTTCCTAACCGCATGAGTATAATCAGGCTGAGAAGTAGGTTAAGGATGAGGAGAATAATGACGATAATAGATATTGTCTTGCTTATACTGACAACGTGGTTAGCTTTGGCTTGAACGTTATCGACCAGTTTACCAACTTGGTTATTGATGATACGGTTAAGTTGGTTGGCTTGCATTTTTATTTTTATTTTCCTTAATAAATTAAAATGGATAGTAAAAATGCGATGAACTGGCTGATTTGCCTGTTATCACTTGTATCGGTTATATTAGCCTCTCTCATTCTGTATAAAATTAACAAGAAGAAGGAGGGCTACATGGCTAAGAAAATAAGAGACATTGGTCCTTCGGCTGGTGGAGATCGAGTTAATTTGAATAATACCAACCCCTTTGTTCAGCAGTGTCAACAGTTGTATAGTAACAACCCCTGTGATGGACCTTGTTCTTATAATGTCTGTGGTAATGATACTGGTGCCACTATGCAAGATAACACTAATATGGATGATACCAGTTGTCAAGGTTCTTCATACATTGCCTATCAAGCTAGTGACTGTGCCAATCCGTATAGCGCCAAGCCAGGATACTTGTGTGGTGGACCTTGTGGACAGCCTGGACAAGGTGTCGTTGTCCTCGGACCAGCTCCTGCTGATAATCCATGGGGCTGTACCAGCATTTGTCAATAAAGGCAATTCTTACTTAATGGTCAAAGTCATTTAAAATGGTCAAAGTCATTTAAAATGTTCAAAGTCATTTAAAATCTTACATTTCCGAATTTAAGATGTATTTAAACTTTCTAAGTCCAAATATTGTAATAATACATGAAAACAATGTCGATGGATGTTGTGGAACATGGGCGATATGTTATGGGCTAAAATGTAGCGAGTATAAAGGTCAAGTTGAGACTTGTAACTATACCGACCTTGAAAAGGTTGATTGCAAGGGCAAGACAGTTATAATTTTGAATTCTCCATTTTCGGAGGCAAAACTAGTTCAAATTATCCAGCAGAGTCATTATACCCTGTTGATAGATAACAGGACTAATGATTTAGGGAATGAATTACCAGGGCCTGATCGGGTTAAAGTTCTCTTTGACTATGATTCCAATAAGAAATTGACTCAGATGTGTTGGGAGCTATTTGTCGGGGGAGATTATCCGTGGTTCATACGCCATATGATTAAACAGCAATATTCTGAGCATTCGAATATCATAATTACTAGATTAAGCCAACGATTTAATTTAACCGATATTCGTACTTATGCAACTTTACTTGATAATTTGAATATCGAATATGAGTTGGTGATTTAGGTTTGGTTAGTTTAAAGGCATTGACATTATAGAATAAATGTTACAGTCAGTTTACATTGCATTTGGATATATCTGTTCGCGTTGTCGCCGAAGAGCTACTCCGGCAGTGGTCGAGACACCTTTACCACCTGCTCCTCTTCCCACGCCTCCTGTTCCCCCTTCGCTCCCCCAACCTCTACCCCCTTCGCTCTCCCAACCTCTACCCCCTCCTTCGGAGGAAGTCTTTTCGGTCGAGAAGTTGGAAACAGCGTGCCGGCAAGATGATTGCAAAGTTGTAGTTGAAATGAGGGAGAAATTTCCTGAAGAATTTCAAGCTAATATTCAGGATTATTTATCCTTAGCGAGTGGCCAAGGGTCAGCACAGGTTGTCCGTTTTTTGTTAGAAAAGAAGGATGTGACCAGTCAAGAAAAGTTAAATAAAGCATTGGAGAGGGCGTGTTTGTGTAATCGGTATATTGTAGCGGAAATTTTAGTACAAGCTGGTGCCGATGTGTTATCTGGGTTAAGGGTGGCTTCGTCTAGTAATATTATAAGGATGTTACAAAGGTATGAGACAAAAACCGAAAACATAAAGTAGGAAACAAATAATGGAAAGGAAATTTAAAATATGGTTATTTAATAATAAGGATTGTTGATGAGTAGAAAAGGAGAATTGTTATTTCCCCTAACTATTGGAGCTTGGTCTTTTCAGACAATCCGGCCAGATGTCTATGATAAGATTAAACGCGAAATAAAGGCAGAAGTAATTGAGGAATTGAAGGCAGAGCTAACGCAGGAATTGACACAAGAGTTGAAGGCAGAATTACGGTCGGAATTGAGAAAAGAAATTTATAACGAGATATACGAGAAGATCCTCGAACATATCAAGAACGCTGATTGCACCTGGGAACAGTTGGCGTGAGTCTTTTAAAAGGTCAAGGTCTTTTAAAAGGTCAAGGTCTTTTAAAAGGTCAAGGTCT